TGGGATCCAGGGATCCTTAAACTCTCCTCTAGAGTTTAACCAAAATGAGGCTAACAACCTCCCTGAATTCTCTTTCCTCGAAAGAGGACGCCAGAGATATTTTCCACAAAATATAAAAATTTAACCAAATATATGACAAAACTTAATAAAATAAAATATAACCCAAAACAAATAGTTAAGAGCTATAATTTACAACTAGCTGTAATTTACCGAATTGTGATTTCACTTTTCAAAGCAATATTCCAGGTAGAAGATAAATCTATTAAGGCAATTGCCATAATATTCAGGAAAATAAGTATAATTTGGAAAACTAATGGTTTAGTTTACACCATAAAGTACATGAAAGCCGCTAGGCTTCATTGTACAAGATTTATGGTTGGACAGCCTTTATTTTTGAAAGGGAACCAATCTGTCAAAGTAGCCATTGACAAAGAAGGTTTTCCGAAAATATTTCAAGGTATCAAGTATTGGTTTACATCTAAATCTAATTGAGACATCGTAAAGGGTTTAACCTTAGTAACGATTTCAAGGGGATTTAGGAGAGATCCAACAGACTATTTACCTATAGATCTGAAATCTATAGTTGAACCAAATCAAGGTTATTTATATAACCTCGACCCCAAGTTAATACGGAAGATAATCTCCCATATGAATTTAGGTGGTTTGTCAATAGTTGACCAAAGGAATCAAGATTGAAAAATCTTTAACTCTTCTGGCCCTGATGGACCTAGTACCAAAACTTGCCTTAAAACACTATCATCTTTCGATGATAGAAGTTTTAATGATCTATTGAACCTTACCGGTCCAATAGGAAAATACCACTTGCAACAGGCCCGGTTGAATTCTTTAATTCATCGGCAGTTATTTAACCCCCTAAATTTCCTGAAACCAGTTGCAAAGAAGTACATTCGACGAATTGCACTTATCGAAGATCCTGAACTTAAGGCTAGAATTGTCGGAATTTTTGATCATTTTTCTCAAAATATTCTTAATAATATATCTAAACAATGTTTTGATATACTTAAAAGGATACCGAGTGATAGGACCTTCTCCCAAGATCCATTTTTCAATCACACCGGTTTTGTTGAAAATGAGGACAAATTCCATTCATTAGACCTATCTTCCGCTACAGATCGTTTCCCCATCAGTTTACAGAAGCAAATAATTGAAGCAATGGGACTAACTAAAGAACAAAGCGATTCTTGAGCTAGTCTTCTTACTTCCCATGATTTCCAGGTTCCATTGACAATGGATACTGGTTATACATCGGTAAAATATGCTGTTGGACAACCAATGGGTGCACGTAGTTCATGACCTATATTTACTCTTTGTCATCACATACTAATTAGGTATTGTGCTTGACAAATAGGAATAAAGGATTTCCATAACTATATAGTACTTGGGGATGACGTAGTCATTAAAAATGATCAAGTAGCATCCATGTACAAATCAGTCATGTATAAATTAGGTGTAGACCTATCAGATACAAAGACACACGTCAGTGCATCATGATATGAATTCGCCAAACGGTGAATAAAACAAGGTAAAGAAGTATCACCAATTCCTATCCATGGAATTGTTGATAACATCCAGAACCTTGGGGTCATATACCAGATTTTCTACGAACTATGTGTAGAGAGGAAGGTATTTCAGTTCAACTCATCTTTTACGAGTGGATTCTCTAAGTGGTACAGTGAACTATCGAAGTGACAGTTCACTAGTACAGAAAAATGTGTAGTCTATAAGACAAATAAAAGGTCTTTAAAACTACCATTCTTTAAACTTAGGGTAACTGGTCTAAAATCTATTTTGAAGAGGTTACTCCCTTTCCTCTTCTTAATGAGATATAGAACAAACACTTGTACATATGACGAATTGAGAGAATTTCTTTCGAAATCTCTTGTTTCGAAGTCTAATTCGAATTTTGAATATCCAATCCCTTCTCAGGAACAACTATTAATCGATGTAATTGATACACGGCTAAAGATAGTTTTTGAAAAACTACTATCCAGAGCCTCGTCTCAAGCAGAAAATATTATTAAAACATTCTCTGTTAAAATTGATGACGTTACGTATATCAGTAGTTATAAAGATCCAGTCCATCTAGGACTGATCAATATACGACAGAAATTAATACGTGTTGTTAATGAGAACATCTACGAGCCAAGGAAGAATATAAAGGGGATATTAGATTCCCTTCTTTCTTATGATAATGATCTGTTTACTAACCGTGAAGGATCTTCTAAAACTAAAAGAAGACATTCCTTCAATAAGTTAGCCAGATTGTTATCAAAAGGGCTCTCAGATTTAAACGTCGAATATGGTAAAGTACCAAAAATCGAAGGTTTAAAGATGGACTTCATGTTCGGGATTAAATTAGAAGCTGGAACTAGTTTTCAGAAGAAATCAAAGGATTTCCTCTTCAGCTAGTTTTAAGTTGAGATTCGTCTCCGGGTAGTACTGTGAAGTACTACGGTGTTTAAAAACACCCACTTAGAATAAGAATCATGTGACCATGGTTAGTTGGAGGATAAAACCTTATACTAGCCCTCGAATGGCTACCTACTGGGAGAGTAGGGTGCACTAAAGGGTTTGATCTAGTATGAGGGAATAAGACTACCAAGAC